CCCCCTTTTTGTTTCAAATAAACTTATGTAGGGCGTATATTTAGCGACATGGGTATGTTATACTACATTATATCATGTGGGGTTAATCCTATTGGGTCTAGTGATGATATTTGTCCCCTTTTTGTTTCAAATTGTTTCATTTGTCCTTTTCATAAATCTATGAAAATGACAATTTTTCGTCCGGAAAAGTCCCCTACATGGATTACTTACATGAATTATAAAAACTCTCTAAAAAGTTACTTACCTTGTCTAAGTAAACTACTCTTTTTTTCCATTTTTCAAAAGGTAATTCTGCTGACTGATTTTTTGATATTTTTTATGGTTTTCTTCGAATTGACTTTTCAAAAAACGATAAAAACGATAAAAACAATAAAAACAATAAAAACAATAAAAATACTCAATATAAATAAATTATCAATTTATAATATTCCTATGACTTATTACCTAAGTAGAATATTTAATCCCATAGCGTAGCCAGAGACCTGATGATTTTACCTCGGTAATCTGATTCTGTGCCTAGCCCACATACTTGCTGAAGATCCTCTGATGGCATGACAAGATGGCTAATCATTTGCGAGGTCATGAGGTTCTTGGCAACAATGGCTCCACCGAAATCCCCTTCCGCATCAGAGAGACTAATAAATGGACTGGCAAGGTTGTCTGCTGGAGTGGCATTTCCACTAATTGCCCTCCACGAGTAATCCAATATGTAGCATGTACCCGTTGTGTTTTCAGAAACCTTGATATAGCATATCATTTCTGAGTCACCACGGTAACTATCGTCGACAAACTTTACAAAGTAATTACCGCAAAGGGGATTGTTAATGAAAGTACTCATGATGTTGTTACGGTCGTTGTTGCTGCAAGTATTTGAGTATTAGAATACTCACTTCAATTTTTCAAACATTCATTGCATCACATTTCATTGCATCACATTTCATCCCCATACTCATCGTCACCTATATTATCATCTTCTCCGTTGTATTCTATATTCATGGCTTCCTCGTCGTTCCGCGCGGCTTCGTCCGCTTCTTGCTCGGCCTCGGTTACGAACACGTCCATGTCTCGGTCGTTCACGCCTGATGCTTTTAATTGTGCCTCGAGCATAGACCGTTTCATAGTAGCATCTCTTTCCTGGTCGTACGTATCTCCCTCATATACTCTGAATCCTTTTTGCATACCAACCGACCATCTACCTATTTTATGATTTTTAAACATATTTTCGATTTCTCGCTCTTCGTCCGTGAGGTCGGTTAAAAATTCGACAATGGAATCCTTTTCCTTTTCCTTAACACGAGTCACCTTTTCCATCATGGTCTCATAATTATAATCAATGGCGTCCTTTTCTTTACATGAAATTTTCATAAAAGAAGTAATTATTTTTGCTATATTTTCTGATAGAGTTTTCTTTTCTCCCGCCATTATCTCTACTATAGGCACACTTTCTGCGCCTACAGAAACGTCTACTACTTCTAGGCCTCTTAGTAAGGGGTTAATTGGTCTATCTAGTATTTGTTGATAGAACTCGTCGCGATCCGCTAACTCTATCAATTGGGTTAGCGTATTTAGAATATAAAATTTAAATAACAATGACAACATTCTAATGGCCTCGGTGGAATTTGCCGATAAGATGGACGATATATATATAGTATATTGTGAACAAACTAAGGTGGGCAAATTTTCAATAGAAAAGGTCTTCAATAATTCTTCTATACTTTTATCACCATGTAAACTACTCAGAGACCTATAGTGTTCCGCCGCCTGGGCACGGATATCCTTTTGGTGTTGGTCAGATAATTTCCAGTGCATCGGTATCTTAATTTTGTTATAATTTACCTGATTGATTACCATGTTTGGATACACATTAATAAGTAACCATAGCATATTTTTAAGGTATGTATTTGTTTTTATAACATCATCCTTCTCATCTGTCGTGGACGGAGTAAATTGAGTAATTGTTGATAGACAGGTTATAAACTCATCTACTATTTTCGTTGACCCCATAGGCCTAATAAATTTAATAATAGCATTCTCCATGCTATCGTTTAAGGTAGATAGATAATTCTTCATGTCCCTAATCTCTGGGGTTTTCTCAGCATGCGCAGGATCTTTACGTTTTAACTTGGCTATTATATCACCCATTTTACTAATAAATAATAATGGCAGAGACGGATATTTAGAGTCGGTTATGGCAGACAAACTACTTTTATATAATTGTATATTATTAATAGCTTGGTCCGCTAGGTCTAGGTGAACTATATTATTGCGATTCACTATGGCCAATAGAGCATCTAATGAAGTCTTATCATAATTCCTTCCTTTACTTTTTAATTCCTTAATTTGCTCCTTGATAGAGACGTTTCGGTCAAACCCAGTAGGTTTATCTTGGCATATGGCTCTTAGTTCTACAGACATAGGTAGATTTGAATTATATTTACAATAAACAATAAACGCCTGGTATATGGTTTCTTCGGTGAACTCGTTACTAGTTATATCATAATTTACCCTTGTATCGGACGGGTCGTATAGGATGGGGGACTTGCTTAATAACTCTACGTCCGTTACTATTTTTTGTAATTTAATAATTGCATTATTATCAGTTATAATTGATTTTTCCTTGTCTGCGAAATATTCAAAGGTATTATCAAGCGAATCATTACAACAGGCATTTTCTAGATATGGAATCTTCGCCGAATTAGATAAAATGGCATTCTGCTCTTGTATATTTTTATTTACAGTCTTTTGAATGGATTGTTCGATAGAAAGTGTAAGATATATAATCTTGGATTTCATAGCATCGATCTTTGTAAATTGTGCCTTTGACCCTGATTTAATATCCTTATGAAAACTATCTATAAATTCTTTCGACGGCGCCTCTACGGTAATGTTGACTGGTCTAAGGGGTGGTAGGAAATTAATCCAATTCATAATATCGTGCTCCTCGGGAATATATTCGACTGGACTGGATTCTGTATGCTCAATCTTAGACTGGATTTTTAATCTAATAATATCAGATGTAAGAATAAATTTATTTATAATTCCTTCCATTTTCGTTACTATTTTAGGCGCGTTCAGTTTTTTAAGGGCATTCCACGGCTCGATACCACTTTTAATCGCAACAGCCACACATGCGATATATTCTATGCCGCTCTTATCTGTATTACCAAAGGAAGGATATCCAGAGAAAGACTTGACACACCCAGATTGTGTTTTACGTGTATGTAGCGTAGGTATATTCGTTTGTATTCCAATTAAAAGGAATGCCATGGTGATGATAATTAGTGTTTGGTCATATACTATCTCATACGCCTCGTGTTTCTTCTTACCCTTTGAAATCGCAAAGGCAATAGACTTGTCATAATCCTCTCTGGAAGGCATACTTTTTGACAACAATTTGGTTGTTTCGCTAATCACAAACGCGAGCAGAGAATCTGTGGGTAGTCCAAGAAACATGGACAAGGCCTTGACGACCTTTGATATTTTTTCTGCCTCGGGGGTGCTATAGGACTTGAGTTCTTCTGACGGCACTTGTGCGATTGCATCTCCTAGTTCCGCAGTTAAAATGTCCCTGGTTTTGTCAACAAATCCTTCTTCCGTAAACCCCTCATCTGTATTAAAATCTATGCGGGTAATAATCCATCCACTATGCTTGTCCACTACGGCTTCGCCGTCCGATCCAAGAACACCCTGCTCCGACGCTATCTTCCGTAGATTTAAAAAATAATCTGCACCTTGAATAAAATATTCGGCTAATTTAGATATAAAGGTCGGTAATAATTTTACGCCCGATAAACTACAATACCGCCACCAGGCGTTTTCCTTGGTTGTTGCCGACCTTGTATATAATGCAACGAATTTACTAATGTCGCCCTGTCTCTTAACAAAGTCGCTTTGAGCCAGGATTAAATTCAATAAATCGGCATGAGGGGACTTATCGTTGAACACTTCTTTGGCATAATTACCTAGACTATAATTTATTTTATCATACTTATTCGCTTCTAAATAGCCTATATTAATTAATAAATCTAATCTACTACGTGCAGTAGTCAACGAGGTTTGTATAATTTTATCCATTAAGTCTGCGTCTACCTGTAGCCTATCACTAAATTCCGTCGACATTTTAGTAATGGTTTCTCGGTCCAATACAGCCGTGGCCTTTGGAAAGGAGGAGCACTGGTCCTTTACGGATATACATGTTTTAGTTAGGTTGCAAAATATGGTATTTGAAGGTGAATCCGCGTTGGTTGGAATGCTTTCGTCTATAACCCAAGCATTATTAATGCGTTTATAATATAAATATATTGCTGGAGGTGGGTCAGTTTGTGCGACAACCGCATAATCTCCATTTTTAACCTGTTTGTTTCCATTCATAATAGAGTCAATTTCTCTAATTATATCTTCCTGGGGCATGCCAAATTTATTTTTAAGAATTTGTCCCAGGTAGTCCATCTTTTCTTTATCCTTTAGTTTACCTAGAGGGGCCTTATATATAGACAATAAATCATAGTGTGTATCATCATACTGAGTATCAAATAATACAATCTTATTATTGTCTTTAAAACTATCCTCTATATTTTTATATCGTTTTGCTAGGACGAACGAATTGCATTTGACCTGGGCAGGCTGTTCCAGTATCTTTGGATACTCCTGTTCTATATCATCCAGTCCATCAAATACTAAATAGGCGCCTTCGGGTATCATTAGGCCCGCAGATAGTTTACCTAAATAAGTATTAAAATAGATAGAATAATCGATTTTATTCATGAACGTTAATACTTCAGAACTGGTATATTTATCAAAAGGAATAGACCCTAATTGATATCCGCTGCTAACGTCGCTAACGTCCATGGCAAGGTAATCTGACTGAGTAGACGATGGGTGCGCCCCTTCCTTACGCACATACCCCTTTCCTATCCCAATACTCTTACTCTTTACAAGAAGTTCCTCATAAGAGTATTTGCTGATAGGCACATCATTAAGTACATAGGACTGGTCTACACTAATTGCTTTTTTAGGAGTAGCCTTGAACATATCCATTATTTTTGGACCATCATTGGTAATTGACCGTTTATTATTTAATTTATTAAATAAATTATTTTGTTCAACAAATGTTCTTTTCCATTTTTTGATTTCCTCCGATAGAAACTTCTTCATGGATATATATTGTTTTATAGATAGATCGTTCTGGTAAATCATAAAGGGTTCCATGTATGATAATATGGAATGGATGGATAAACTTCCCGAAATATGCTTGTTGATAGACTTGAATATCCGATAGGTATTGGGTATTATATTATTAAGATATTGTAGGTAGGGTTCATCCTTTATAGGTATATATTCTCTAATATCTTGCAAATACCCATTCGTTTCAAAATCATAATTATCCGTGGAGGTAGTATGAAATACCTTGGTCTTGTCATTTAATAAGCGCCAATTGGATAGATAATTTTGGGATAAATAACTTCTATCTAAAATATTAGTGGAAGGTAAATTGACGTGTGAAAACTTGACTACGGCTTCTGGTAGAGTAATAAATGATTTGATATGCATGATGTCAGGCATGGTCACGTGTTTTATGGTACTGTAATTAGCACCACCACTGACACGATGAGTCTCGGTCGTATTTATCCCCATATTATATTCTTGCATTAAAAACCGCTTGCGTTTTATATTACTCCCGCTAGCAACAGAGGAGTAAAATTCTGTTTGATTGTCAACAATAGACGATATATTTGTATTGATTTGTGTGTTGCCTAATCCGTTAAAGGTATCATGTGGAGGATCAAAAGGAGTCCAAAAAGAATTCATTCGTTTCGTCAAAAAATCATAACCATTCTGTCCATCAGGAATTCTACCAGATCTAAAAGAATCTATTATGTCGTTTTCTTCTATCCGCGAATCAAACATGGAAATGTTAAATACATCATCATATAAGTCCTGGACTTCTTCTTCAATATCATATAATTTTTTAATATTTTCTACCACTGGTAGAATCCAATATAATTTCTGATTCATATTTAATAGGGACGTAGACAAGGGCTTATAATGTGACCCGTGGGTTTTTGACGATAGAGCATTCCCATTTGTATCGAAGATGGAAAACTCTTGTCTAAGTTGTTTGTATCGCTCTATCATGCGATGTATATTATTAAATACTATGGTTGTCCTATCGGTACTTGGGATTGTAGATAGTAGTTCGTTTAATAGATCGGTTGATTGTCGTTCAATACCAAATCGTTTTTCGTCCTCAGGTACTTCAACCATCATAGATATTGCCCCCAGTTTATCTCCAAACTGGATTTGGTCTGCGTCGAATATAATCTTTTTAACCCGCTCTTGAAACTCTTCTACCGTGGCTTCCTCCTTATCTACCTTGGCTAGGTCATCTTCGTCCAGGTGGTCCTCTTCATAGTCCTCTCCATAGTCCTCTACATAGTCCTCGCCATAGTCCTCTTCGTGACCGTCTACCACAGAAGATGACTTTGATGAAGGGGTGCTTATTTTTTTAACTGGAGCAAATTCTGCGGGAATAGGACTAAAGGGGGGCATGGGTGTAGGTTTCTCATACGAATCTAAGTGAGCAGCCCGAAATTTTACTATTTTCTTTATCTCCGCCCGCCATTTTGTAAGAGACCTACCTGTACTACTCTCTAATTCGGCAAATATTTGATTGAAGGTTACCAATAGAATATCTCTACCAATAGTATCTAAATAATTATTTACTATACCTTGTATTTTTGCCTCATCCATATCATCTGATACAGTGGTAGGTGAAGGTCTAATTATTATTTTTTCTATCGGCAAATCTAAGGGAATTCCTTTATACGCAAAGTCAATATATATCACTTCATTATCAATTAGTTTAATTTCAATTTGATCTTCATCAATAAAACGAATTTCACCCGTCATTATAGTTGGAAGGTCTCCACCGAAATGTATATCTACCCACTGCCCTGGAAGTAAATTATTTTGTTTCGCATAACTAGGACTATCGGGCCTACTCAATATTGCTATACTTTCTATGGATTCGTTTTGTAGACGTCCATCGCCCAGGATAACTATGCGTATATTATGTCCCGCCTGGTCAATAATTTCTATCAAGGTACTATCTATATATTTAATTAAAAAACGTTTATTATGTAATAGTTCATCTAATGGTGAAGTTATTTCTATTATATCACCTAGTTGTAATTTAATGGATGGGATATCCGACATGTCTTATACATATAAGATATATTTATCTCTATTATACTCTGAATAATAGAGTTTATGTCGATAGAACTGTTATTAATCTAAGTGAATACCATCATTGACATGCATATCGCTAAAAGAAGATGTGGGTTGGCGTGGAATATTTACCAAGGGAGGCATGTCCTCCTCGTCATCAGACTCTGTCCAGTCAATCGAGGGCATGTCATCATCATCCTCGGCATCTGAGCAGTCTTCAAGCGAAGGCATGTCTTCATCATCTTCGGCTGCCCTATACGAGGCTTCGTTCATTTTTGAACTATGGTATTGGGCAAGTAATGAGATTAACTGGTGCATGTAATGTGCTCGCACAGGAGATGCCTCGTTGGCATAATATAAATCCAATGCATTTACGACGCCCAGAATATGTTCTTCGAATTGTTGGAAAGTGCGAAGAGTTTCTTTTTTGCTTGGACCACCAATCTTATAAAAGATATCCTCCTTAACAATAGACGAGTTTGGGAAAGACATTGGGAGGCGAAGACTGACGAGTAGAGATACAATAAATTATTATGTACATATCTGGTTCAATTTTCCCATAATTAAATCTCATAATTAGGGCTTAAAGGTATACTATTATGCTTATATGTGAGGGACTGTGCAAATTCGAATAGTTCAAAAAAATGAAATGGTTTGGTTATCTGTAATATAACTCAGTGTACTATTGGCGGAGACACTTGTTCTTGTAGCTCACCGGTTAGAGCGATGGTCTTATGAGCCATCGGTAAAGGGTTCGACTCCCTTCTGGAACAAATATTCGTGTGGCGCAATGGATAGCGCGCTGGACTTCTAATCCAGTGGTTGTGGGTTCGAGTCCCATCACGAATGATACACTTCTGTAGCTCAGCGGACAGAGCATTGGTCTATTGATCAACGGCTGCGGGTTCAACTCCCGCCAGAAGTGCAATAGTATGTATATTAGTATTCACCGCACGGTTTCCGGAGTGGTCAAACGGGCTGCACTTAAGATGCAGTAGCTTAGCTTTCGCGGGTTCGAATCCCGCATCGTGCAATATGTTCTTGTAGCTCACCGGTTAGAGCGATGGTCTTATGAGCCATCGGCAAAGGGTTAGACTCCCTTCTGGAACAACCTCCCCCCTTGTGATAGCTCAGTTGGTAGAGCGATGGACTGTAGATGTAAAACAGATTTCCATTGGACAGTGGTTCGATTCCGCTTCACAAGAATTATAATAGACAAATGTAATGTTACTTCCCGCGGTATCAATTTACACGCGACATGTTCTTGTAGCTCATTGGCTATAGTGATGGTCTTATGCTGTCATAGGTAAGGGGTGCAACTCCTCTCAAGAACCAATTATTATAACGATTTCCAGTAGCTCAGTGGTCAGAGCAATGATGTTCATTCTAGTGCCAGGGTAATGTATTCGAATCCCTATTGGAGTATTTATTCGTTATAATATATTAAAAATAAAAATACTTATATAATTACTTAGTGCGTGTAGGTGTTTTATTTAGAGTAGATGGTAAACTCGTCTGCAGGGTCAATGCTTAGTAAGCAGGTCCATCATCCTCAGGCTCAATAAAGCTGGCATCGACCAAGCCTTCTTCGTAGGTAAGAGAGCAAAAGCATGGGCGGGGTGTAGACTTGTCACTACTAAGGTCATCCGGGAATTCCATTTCATACCAGGGGACACACATTACCTTTAGGGGTTCAAGACAGCCCGTCTGCATTAAGACGGGCTTCTCCGACTGCCCCGCATCCAACTCTGCCTGAACAGTTGTCGACGGAGTCGGAGTTGGAGGAGTCGGAGTTGGACGCTGGGTCTTGCAACCTACCATGGCCTTGAGCGCTTGGTCGGAGAGGAGTTGCATGGTGATTTCAATTCGTTCGGTGGGGGGAGGCCTATAAAAGTATTCAAAAAATCTATTTCAATTTTTTGAATTTTAAAATGATATGCGTGTGTGTTAGTACACTCTACCGGTCACCTATATAGTAGAATCAGTACCGAGAGTATATTTATCTAAATATCTATACATGCGATGTATATCCAGTTTACATATTTCGTATGGTTCTAGCATAGCATATATTGTTTCTTCTGGATAGGTGTTTTTCATTTCTATGAAATATATAAAGGCGTCTTTTTTATCCATACCAAGTTGCTGGCATATGGTTTGTATAAACACTGTATTATTATATTCCGTGCTATATTTCGTAAGTACCTTGGTGAATCGTACTTCAGGGGGATTATATTTGGGCTTCTTGTCGAATGTTTCGTGATACAGTTTATTTATATAAAATGTTTTTATGAGGGAACTCATTTCATTAAACTGCCATATCTGTTTTTGAAAGGTAACACGGTCTATGTAATCTGCAAAGCAGATGTGCCGCAATGCTTCTTGATAGAACGCATATGCTTGAGGTTTAGGTAACTTAGATAAACTATCCACTATATTTTCATGCCATAATAGACCAACTATGGTTCTATCCGTTTCATTTATAGTATATAGATGGTCATCCAATGTCATTTTTTGATTGAGTAATTGTTTGGTAATTTCCTTTGTATCTTCATTATAACATTTAGACTTGAATATGGCATGCACTATTTCTTCGCTTAGTATGTCTTCATTACTCAAATATAGACTATGTATCGCTTTCAGTTTACGTAAATCACCATGTAAATATCTAGTTATGCATTTATTTACTTCTATCGTCACCGTCGGCATTAAACCAGATATTAATTTTTGCATCTGAGTATCTATCGGAGTAACCAATTCGATGGTAGTACATACCTTCATTAACTCTGATATTTTTTTATCTACATGATAATTACTTATACATATAATTGGGTTACTGGTCGAATCTTCCAGTTTTTGTTTTTTTGTTTTTTTAGGACGTATTAATTTTATAAGAGAGTTTATTCCTCCCTTGTCCCCATTATTCATGCCGTCTATCTCGTCCATAAGTATTGCGATCGGCTTGTACTTTTTATAAAACATGCTAATTACATTCCTATCTGACATATTATTATGGGTAATATTGTCAATGACACCCTTGTTCCTAATGTCCCCCGCATCATATTTTACCACGTCATAGCCCAGTTCATCTAATATAGATATAGCAAATTCGGTTTTCCCCGACCCAGGTTCCCCATATATGTATATGCCTTTTTTTTGAAGGGTATCCCCCTTATTATTTTGAAAATCCTGCAAGGCCTTTTTCATTTTATTTACACATTTTTCTCTATCTAATAATTTATTATAGTTCATATAATAAATTATGTCTGTTGTATTTATGCTTATTTAATTACACTTATTTAATTATATAAATGTAGGGATTTTATCCAATTTTAAATGCCCGAAGGTGTATATTATTGATTAATGCATCGCTGAATTATTTTCAAATGATTTTTTAGCAAAAGATGAACCGCATCCACAAGCAGATTCGGATTGAGGATTATCTTGAACTATAAATGCACTACGCATCATTCCATTGTCATAATCGATTGTTGAATTTTTTATATATTCGTAACTAATGTCATCGGTAACGACTTCAATACCATATTTTTTAACTATTATATCATTAAGTAGTAATTTAGATTGGTCCATATTGAATTTATATTGAAAACCAGAGCAACCTCCGGAATTGACACTAATACGTAATCTAAAATTAGTATTAGTATTGATACTATACTCTTTTATTTTTGTAGCACATGACGACGTTATTATTAAATTATACATTGTTCTAAATTGTGTATAATTTTTTAATGGGAATGTTTTTATATATAAATAAAAATGTTTAAACATATTTTATATATATATAAATAAAAATGTTAAGCAAATCATTATTACAAATTATTAAAAATTATAAGTATACGTCCTTTTTAGAAAATACTACGAGTAAAAGATATTTATATAGTATTGATGTAGTAGATCATTATGAAAATCCTAGAAATGTTGGTTCATTAGACAAGAAAAATAAAAATGTCGGGACAGGACTTGTTGGTGCTCCAGCTTGTGGTGATGTAATGAAACTTCAACTTGAATTTAACGATAATGGGCTAGTAATTGATGCAAAATTTAAGGTTTTTGGGTGTGGTTCTGCTATAGCATCATCAAGTCTAGCAACAGAATGGGTAAAAGGAAAGACATTAGATGAATGTCTAGACATAAAAAATACAGAAATAGCAAAGCATTTAAAGCTTCCTCCTGTAAAATTACATTGTTCTATGCTTGCAGAGGATTCAATTAAAGCAGCAATTTTTGATTATAAACAAAAACAATTAGTAAAATAAATTACAGCCTAAACATGTTAAAATATAATGGTATACACCTTAGGTTGTAAACGATTCCCCACACCCACAATCTCCTTTTGAATTTGGATTGGTAAAAGTAAATTCTGAACCAATATTAGTTTCTACATAATCCATATTTGTTCCAACAATCGTCATAATTGCTTTAGGGTCAATAAATAAACTTGTGTTATTGCACACTATAACCTCATCATTTTTCACTTTCTCGCAATCTTCTGGTGTGTTGTGTATATAATTGAGAATATAAGATAATCCAGAACATCCTCTTTTTTTAACACCTAAGCGAATTCCTTTTATTTTTTCAGAATCTTGATTATTGCTGATAAGAAATACTAATCTATTTGTGGCTGTTTGTGATATTTGTATTACTGCGATTGATTTTTTTTTAATTATTAATGTAGAAAATAATTTTTTAAACAATGACATTATATATTATATATATTTTTTCCTTAGAATCGGCGTTTTAAATTACCAAGGGTGTAATAGGGCTTATGATTTATCTATGTCCACTAGTTTAGGAACTAGTATCACATACACCCGTTTTATTTGTAACACCATCCCATGTTAGGTCACATTTTTTAGCCCATTGATTTTTGCGACACATACCATTATCCCCCGTCCAAAATCCGCCAGAGAAATTCATGGTGTCGCTACAGACAGAACTTCCTAGCCCTTGTTTATTAATACACTTCGAACTAGTGCCGTCTGACATATCTAACCAATAGTCTGGACAGTCTGCAACCACTGGTGGATATTGAGAGGAATCTTTGTTCTTATATAGAGATATTCCTATCATTAGTAGGAAAATAATTAATATCACGGTTGCTATAATGATAGTAATTTTTTGGAAGTTAACCATATAATAGATATACTATATTATATATTATATTTAATGAGTATAATTTATCCTTCGGAAGGTGCACCAAGACCAAGACCAAGACCAAGA